CTTTAATACTCACCATGGGAGTATTATCTATTTGAGTTTTCAATAATTCGGGAGTATTAATAAAATTTTTTATTTTTTCTGTGGGCAAATAAAGTAGATATCTCATTCTTTCACTAATACCACCAGACTTTTCTAAATCATGACATCTCCGACATTTTTTATCAATTTCTTTTTTTTCAATTAAAGATTTTAAGTTTTCAATTGTTGAAAAACTTTGTTTAGAATTTTCATCACAATAAACGTCGTAATCACAACATGGACTCCAATTTGTTTTTTCCCAACGTTGTTTTATTTGAACTTGCCAGTATGGAGAAGTGCACAACCACGGATTGTTTTTAATTAAGTCTATTTTTTCATCAGACACTAAAGGATTCTCCACATCCGCAACGTGATGATTCGTTGGGATTAACAAAATCAAATCCTTGATTCAAACCTTTTGTTTCCCATCGCATCTCTGAACCAGAAATGTAAGGGACTGCTTTAGGTTCTATCCACACTTTAATACCATTAGTTTCAACAGATGGTTCTTCGGATGGATTATCAACAAATTCTAAAGTATAGGCAAGACCACTGCAACCTGTAGTTCGCACACCAATTTTAATTCCCTCGCCTTTACCACGTTTGAATAATTGTTGAGTAATCTTATCAGCAGCTTCTTCAGTTAATGTGATCATATCTATTTTCCAACGCCAACATAATCAATTCTCGTTCTTCGTCTGTGTAATTTTTCCAATTTTCAATTTCTTTTAAACTTCTTAAACAACCAATACAATAACCACCATTAGAAACTTTACAATAATTTTTACACGGTGTTTGTATCATGCTTCTTTTTATAATCTTCTATTGCGGCCTTAATGGCATCTTCTGCAAGGATGGAACAATGAATTTTGACTGGGGGCAAAGAGAGTTCTTGGGCAATTTCGGTGTTTCGGATAGTTGCCGCCTCATCCAACGTCTTACCCTTAACCCATTCTGTAACCAATGATGATGATGCGATTGCCGATCCGCATCCATATGTTTTAAATTTTGCATCTTCTATTATTCCTTCATTGTTAACCTTGATTTGAAGTTTCATAACATCACCGCAAGCAGGAGCACCAACCATTCCGGTACCGACTTGTGGATCTGATTTGTCGAGCATTCCCACATTACGTGGGTTTTCATAGTGATCTAAAACTTTAGTTGAATATGCCATTTTTAAACTTTTTTACTTTTTTCAAATTCAGATTGAAAAATTGATTCCAATTCTTTGTAATCATTATTATTATTGGGCAACCACTCAGACCAATAATTCAGACCACCCGCATCCGCAAGACGATTAAAATACTTCATATATAATTTTTGTATGTTAATTGTAGTTTCATTTTTATTATAAAAAGACATGAATTTTCCCTTCCATAAAGAAATATATCATAAAGATTATTTATTAATTAAATGATTTGGTAAAACTAGATTTAATCTTGTCTTTTTCTCATGGCAGATTTTGCCATATTAGAAACAGTGTTTTGGGGAATATCTGTTTGATCTAAATCAACAATTTCCTCAGTGTCACCATTATCAGACGTATCAATTTGATTTTCGTCTGTTGAAAACTCTACTTTTTCATCATCAACATTTTTAATCATATTGGCAACCGTTTTGTTTCGATCTTTTAATGCCAACAAATCTTCTTTAGTGTAATTTAGTTTTGTGGTTTTGGTAATAAAATCTAAAATTGTAGACAACTTCACATTTGCATTTAATTTTTTAAGTGTGATCGTAGTATGTATTTGTGACAATACAGTCAATACAGTATTATCAATTTGACTACTATCTTCAGCAATAGAATTATCGAGGTCATCGATTTTAGTATACGATGCCTCGATTAAATCCCTAAATCTCATTATCTGAGTTCTCGCCCAAGAGTTTCTTCACCGCCTGCATTAGCATCAGAACCAGCGAAACTGTCAACATCGGTATCAAGGTCTGAACCCATATCACCCATATCACCCATATCACCCATGCCACTGCCTAAATCACTACTCATATCACCACCACCTTCTCCGGTAAGATTACGAGCAGCGCCATCGATAGCACTACGAGTTTGGTTCAGTGTATCAATAAGTGATTGTAAAGACTGACCAACTGTACCTTTAAATACTTCGGATTGTTCAGAACCAATTTGATCACGAATAGTATCGGTGAGTGGGGGCAATTGCTCATTTAGCATTTTAGATGCATCAGTAATCATATCTTGAATGGAATCGACCATATCTTTTGCGGCAAGAACCGTTTCGGCAGTTTCCATCTCACCTTCAAGAATCATGTCACGACCATCAATCCACTCTTGAAGACCTTCTTGAACCATAAGCATTTCCATATACTTTGGATTTTTCTCAGCAGTGTGAATACCATACGACTTCCGAATCTGATTCAAATTCTCTGAGATTGCATGGTTCAGTCGTTGTGCTTTCGCATAACTAAGGTTATCATAATCAATTTTAAAACCGAAACGACTCTCCATTACTTTGTTGAGACGACTGGTTTTCTTAGGTGTTAATTCTTTTAAATTCATGGCATATTTTCCCATATTTTATGGTATTTAGCACGATTTAAAGATTTCTTAAGATCTATTCTTGCCTTTTCAAACTCAACTTTAGCATTCATCAATCTCATTGTTAAAATATCTCTTTTATCTTTGCTAATTGTTTCTTTGTTTAATTTATTATTAAACAAAATAATTTCATCTGAATATTTAGCACATTTTTTATCTGAGAATAAAAGATTCTGAGCAATTAAATAATGGTGTGTGGAGTCAAATATTGCGTAAAAAAATGCGGATTGTTTAGAATAAAATTCATGTATTAATCGCCCATCTTTAGTCATTTTCCAACACTTATCTCCATTTTTTTCTAAATTAAATAGTCCAATAACCCATTTAGTATTTGATAACTGAATACAAATTGGAAAAGTTTTTGTTTTTCTTAATTTTTCTAAATTTGATAGTGTCCAAGTTTCAACTTTATGGATTGCTAAATCGACAAATAATTTACCCAACTGGTCTTTTGTAAATGATGGTTCCATCAGTATTTTTTCGAATAAGTAAATCTTTATTAACTAATTGATTGGCAATTAACTGTTCGTGTTCAGTTAATTCTTGTTTTTCTACAGTTTGTTGTTTAATAAATTTGTTTAGAAGTTCGTTTTCTTCATTGGTGATTGCTACAGAAAATTTTCCTAGAACTTCGATTATTTTCATTTTGTGAGTAGGATTGTGATTAATCCAAGTAATGATGTTGCTAAAATAGTTAAAATACCACCGCCAATTGCTAAAAATCTTTTATCTGTTGCTTTAGAAATTGCTTGGTGATCCTGTGATATTGTTTGACGAATTGCCACAAGATGTTCTTCTACAGAATTCATTCTTTTATCAAGCGACTCTAATTTTTCATTAAGAGTATCATATCGAATGGCACAAAGCTCAACATGAGTTGCCAAGTTTTCAGATTCAATGTTGGATTTTGTTTGTCTCGCCATGTCTATATTTAGTCTTTCGGGATTATACATAGGGTTATTTGTTTATAAAAAAGGGGAATAAATTCCCCCCTTTTAATGTAATTTAAATTATAAATTACGATGTAGCGAGTTTAAGACCAACGTCAGAAACGTTGAAGTTAAAGGCTGTAACAGCGGCATTGGCATTAGCTTCGAGGTCTGTAGCATTCCAACCGCCCTCTTCGCAAACAACAGAAAGAAGAGTGGTATTAACTTGGTAAGCAAGAACTGTTGATTTTTGACCAACGATACCGAGAACTTGCTCAACAGCTTCACCCGTACCCATTTGAGTAGCAAGTGTAGCATTGGCAGTAAATCCAAAAGCTTGGAGGGGTTTGCCGACACCAACTGAGCTGATAACGCCAGTGGTTTCTGCGAGTACAGCAGCGGATCCAGTAGCAACTACTGGTTGAGCACCGCCATTTGTTCTTGTAAAGGTAGGCATTGTAGTTTCCTTTTCTAAAAATGCAGAGGATAAAACCTCATGCTATTATTTATCTTTTTTAGAAAATTATATAAAGTGTGGATATTACTTTTTAGATTCTGAAATTCTTTTGACACCACGAACAAATTTTTGGATATCTTGTCTACGAATTGAGTTTATCAATCTTCGTTCGAGTTCATCCGATTGCTCAGAATCATAATTTTCACGAATGAAATTAATCAGATTAATCGCACCAGTAATCACATGATTGGCACGAGATTCGACCAAACTTTCACGATCTTTCTGAAGTTTAAACGAATCTAATTCTTCTAATATACTACGAGTTTTACGTTGCAAAATTAACTCCGAATTACTTATATTTATGATTTTTTAAACCATACCGAATGTAATGAGAATCTTATATCATTTTCGGGAATATTTTCGGTGAAACTGTGAAGAATTTTTTTTCTATTATCAATAATATATCCTGTATTTGGAACATGATCCAACGTATAAACATCGTAATTTAAATAAAAAGTAGTAGCCTTTTTTATATTTGGATTATCTGATAGATACAGTTGTAATGCTACATCAAAAATCGGATTATCTGTATGCGGTTTAATTTGGTATCCCGAAGTATCTTTCCAAATAGTAATGCCGTTAAATGTATTATTCCTATCTAGAAGTTTGTTTATAAACGGTGTATAATTTTCTAAAACTTTATGAACTTCTTCAATTGGACTATCGGGTAACCAATTTATTTTTTTTCTTGGTTGTATAAGATCTTTTCCATTAGTATTAGTTTCGTAAATCCACTCTAATTCATTTGTTGAAACAAATAATAGCAGTCTTTTTAATAATGGTGGAAATAAAAAATTTTCAATTTTATAAAGACCAGGAATTATTTCTTTAGGTGTAACTTTACTTGCATACAAAATACTTGTTTCTATTAGATCATTATCAATCATACTTTTATTCTGCCTAAATCGTTTGTCAAACAATGAACACCACTATCCCAAAAATCCAAATGTCGAAATTTAATAGGATGAGATGTTATTTCATGATCTTTGAGTTTTTTGAATAATTTATCATCGTCACCGATACATATTATGTTATTTTTATCTATGTGTAACATATTGATAATACTAACGGTTTCTTCTGCATAACCAGTCCAAAATTTTAAATACGAGTTGACAAAGTCTACCAGTTCGGTATTATCTTCTTCTCCCCTAATCCACCACTTACCCTGAGATTGTTTTTTAAATTTTGTATCAATTCTAGTTTTTTTATTAGAAATTTCAACAATTTCATAATTGTAAAATAATTTGTCTAACGTTGATTTTGATATGTGTTTAGTGGCTAATATTAAATTTGGAGAGACAACACATAGACAACCATCTAGGTGACCATTTGAATCAATTACATGACAATTGTATTCTGGAAATAATGTAGAAACACGATTTAATACTTCTTTTTCACTTTGCCATGACCAAGTTCCAAAATATAAGTTTTTTCCCAATCTTATAACCATAGCAGAATCTATATCTTGATCATAAATTATTTCATTCGTAAATTTTACATATTCTTCGACACCTTTATATACTGTAAAATCAAAATTATAAAGTTCTTCCACTTTGTCTATTTTCCAACATTTTTTCAATTCTTCTTTGACTTTATATGGTAAATTTTCAAATTCTATTTGTGATTTTGGTGGATAAATTGGCCAACTTTCTCCTCGTAATTGATTCCATTTTCCTCTATTATTAATAGAAGGCATAAAAACTTTGTTACCAATTGTTGCAATATGATCTCTCGGAGTAAGAGGTGGTGGAATAATCTTATTTCCAACAGTATAAGTTTCTATATTATCTAACTCTGGTCGCAAAACTTTTACATCAAACGATTCCAATAACTTTACTAAATTATCCAAATCTTCGTTTGTTTCTTGGGATATTTGTTCCATAATACTTCGTATTTTAGAATTTTTAATAAAAGAAAAAAATTCCGGCGGATAGCAACTTCCAACTATACAAGTTTGTAGTTTTTCCCAATGATAGTCTACATTTAACATAGTATCAATTTATTAAAATTTAGGTTGATGTTTTAAAAGAAGTGGTGTGATACATTTACACCCAAAGTTACTTGGTTCTACACAATGAACAAACTTTGTAGGTTTCAGATCCAATTTGCTACAAATATCTTTATTTAAATCTCCATATGTATCCCAAGCATAATCTCTAGATATATTTTGCATAAGAAATACTCCACAACTGAATATATTTTTATTAATATCCGTTTTGTAATAATGGTTTAAAATGGTAATGCCATCCATTGTGCGTTGTCTACTCCATCGAAGTCCAACACGATTCCAATTTAAACCAAGTTTACTCATACTAATTCCAAAACTTTTAATAGAGGGATGACTCAGATCTATTTCTAAATCATCCGCTATCATTAACCACGCAAAATCTAAATGTAAATCTATATTTTTTTGTTCCGATATTTTTAACAATTCTTGATATTCTGATCTTATAGTTCCTGTGTGAAAGTCTGGAATCGTGACTATCATAGGTTTATTAGGTTCCAATTCGTCTAGTTCAACTCCATGTTTACCCATTAATTTATAATAAGCATACTCCCTATTGAGTATTTGAAATCCATCCCAACCATATTTTAAAACAAAACTTTCAATAAATTGTGTATTGCCGCAAGTTACATCAACATAAGGAAAGTTGTTAACTCCCAATAACGAAACACGTTTACTCGATAAAAACCAATCTTGTGCAATATTAATATATTGTTGCCAACCATATTCTTGATGAGTATTCGTGTACCATTCGTTGCACAATCGTTTAATAGTATTATCGTTAATAGTAGAAATTTTATTAGTTATTAAAGTTTTATCGTACATGATTCATCACAAATTCATAAAAGGGACTGGTGAAGGGTAATCGCCAAACGCAATTAAAACCCAGTTCGTGTTGACCTATAACTTTTTCTTCCAACTCTACACCATGCTTACGTTGAATTGTTGCCCAAGGCTCTGGATATTCAGGAGTATTGATGCTATCTGTATAAATTATATCTCTAATATTTACACCATCAATAACTATACTTTCTATTTTTACAAACTGATCGGGAGTAGCATTTGTCTTACCTTTATGAACAATTCTTAATTCATGAAGACCAAATTCAAGTGAATGATAAAACTTTGTATCTGTCATCTTCGCATCATCTATAAAAATTTCAATAATAGGATTTCCTATTATACTAAATTTAATATCAAATAAAATAGTTTCAACCATTTTAATCTACTTTCTTTAATCCAGCAAGCATTTGTTTTAATTTAGTCGATTGTACCTCACCCACTGGTTGATCAGTTGTCATCGAAGGATTTACTCCACCTTTGGGTTTAATCTGTGCAATGATAGAATCTGCTTGTGGTTTCAACTCTCCCGGTGTTCCTTGTGCTTCTTCTCCCGCATCGGTAATTTTTAGAGTATCAATATCATAATTTAAATCGACACGCATGCCTACACCAGAACTACTACGAGTCTTTAACAATTGCAATTGATATCGACCACGTTCACGCATCGACCGAGTACAATGAATACCAAACACGTTATCGGCAGTATTAATCTTAGAGATACCACCAGAGATGTGAGAATGGTCAAACTCTGGTTCATCGACTGCTGAACGATTTAACTGGGACGCAGTGACCAATAGAATATTCATCTCTCTAGCAAGGTTACGCAACTCTTCCGATACATATTTGTCTTTAATGAACAAATCATTGGGTGATACTTTGGCAGATACTGGCATGACAAGATCAAGATAATCCACCATGATAAAATCCACCTTCTTACCCGTTTTGATCTCAAGTTCTTTTAAATACGCACGAATCTGATTCACATTGGACTGTGCTGGCATATATTTGATTCTTAAAGAACCTGCCTTCTTTGATACGAGTTTAACTTTGAGTTCAACGTCATCGATTTGTTTGAATACTTCTCGTGTTGATACATTAGCAACCATCGAATCCATACGCATCGCACATAATTCTTCGGAAAGTTCTAGTGTGAGAAACACACCATTAAGACCTTGTAGAATCCAATTGATAGAAATATTTTGCATGAACAATGATTTACCAGAACCAGAACCACCAGCAAAAATATTAAGTTCTCCACGATTCATACCACCAAACAATTTCTTATCCAATGTTTCCCATCCAGTGGATACCTGACCATTGTTTGACTTAATCTTCTCCAATCGTTTTCTGGGATCTTCGAAGTAATCGGTTCCCATATCTTTAGTCAATGATATTTGCACAGCATCTTTAATTAATTTCTCAACTGGATCATAATCACCTTTTTCTAGTAAATCTGCAGACTTCAAAATAGCACGTTCCAATTCTCTGCGCCTTGTAAATCCTTCAAACTCTTCAAGTAACCAATCATAATGATTATCATTTAAATCTTCTACTGCTTTTAATTCTATACCACTAATTGCCTTAATCTGGTCGAGTGTAGGCATTGCCGTGTGATTTTTTACATGATCTCGGATAAACTCTGCCGATTTTTTCAATGATCTATCAAAATTGTCTGGATTATAGATGTTTTGAACTCGCAAATAACTTTCTGGATTTGCGACCATCATCTCCAAAAATAATTTTTCTAAATCAACTGAATAATCCTTCGACATTAATTCTTCCTTAAAAATTTAATAATTTTGTCAGCATATAATTGTTGACTTTTTATTCCTGGATGACTATTATCAGAACCAAAATCTAATTGTAAACTTTTCATAGATTCTTCCAACAAAATCCATTTATTTTTGTTAATTACCTTTAACTTTTCTCTAATTGATTTTATAGTATTAATTATATTTTCATCAGTTTCATGTTCAAAATCAGTAATTTTTTTAGTTGTACTAGATAATTCAAAAAGATTTATTATCGGGTCTTTATTTAAAAATATTGGATCAAAATACATTAAACCATTAATATAATAAACTTTTTTATTTGTCA